CAGGTAATATGGCAGCGCATTATGAATCAAGTGGTTTAAATCCGATAACAACATTAAGTACAACGCTACTATCTTCAGATACAACTTCTATGACGGTTGCGGACACTTCTTTATTCCCACCTACTGGCGCAGTTAGATTGATTACAGCTACCCAAACAGGTGCTATTGAGATTATTAATTACACAGGTAAAACAGCAACATCGTTTACTGGTTTAACAAGAGGTGTTACTGGAGGATCAGCAGCGACTACATACACTTATAGTGCAACAGCTCCAATTAGTGTTGAATATGCTGATAATGATACTGCTTGTGCGTTATCTCACTGGGGTTCATCTGTAATTATGGATGGTTTATTTAATGATGATAAATCACTTATCTTTAACTTTGGTACTAATTCGCAATTTACATTAAATACGTCTACATCTCAAGTGACGCCAATTCTAGCTATTCGAATTGCTCCATCAGTTGATAATGGTATTACAGGTATATTAGGTACTAGAGAAATTATTAACCGTATGCAATTACAATTACTTGAATTAGGTGTTGTAACTTCTGGCCCTGTATTAATTAACTTAATCTTAAACGGTTATGTTTCAGGCGGTACATGGACACAATTTACTTCTCCTGTATCAGCAGGTGTTGGGGCATATTCTTCTTCATTAGCTCAAATTGCCTATAATACAGCAAACGGTACTTTAGTTGGTGGTGAATCAGTAGCAGCAGCGTTTACAAATACTAATGGCCAAACAACACTAGACTTATCTCAAGTACGTGATCTTGGTAACGCAATCTTAGGTGGTGGTACAAGTAATAACGTGCCAACTTCTTATTCTGGTGTTTACCCAGATGGTCCTGATATTCTATATGTATGTGCAACTAACGTTGTAGCGGCTGCAACTCCAAACATCTTGGCTCGATTAAGCTGGAAAGAAGCTCAAGCATAATGAGTGCAGAACGTGAAGTTATTGAGCATGGTGTAGAAATTAAACATATTCAATCTGATGTGGATACCCTTATGGAAGATATGACGCAATTAAAAAAACGTCTTGATAATATTGAAAAGACTTTAGAAGAAATAAAAGGCGGATGGAAAGTATTTATTGCAATTGCAACTATTCTTTCTGGTATCATAAGCTGGATGGTAACTCACTGGCTAGGAAAATAATATGCCAAGTAAATCTAAAGCACAACACAAACTTATGGAAGCAGTAGCTCATAATAAAGCTTTTGCTAAAAAAGTTGGTATACCACAAAAAGTAGGTAAAGAATTTGCTGAAGCTGACAAAGGTAAGAAGTTTGCTAAAGGTGGCCTCTATGCCAATATTCACGCAAAAAAACAGCGTATAGCTCAAGGTAGTGGTGAGAAAATGCGTAAAGTTGGATCAGCAGGAGCGCCATCTAAACAAGATTTTATTGATTCAGCAAAGACTGCCAAAATGAAAAAAGGCGGTGTATCATTAGCTATTGGTCGTGGTGAAAAATTGCCAGTATCCAAAGGTGCTGGTCTTACAGCTAAAGGCCGTGCTAAGTATAACGCAGCTACAGGAAGTAATTTAAAAGCTCCACAACCACAAGGTGGCGCTCGCAAGAAATCATTCTGCGCTCGTATGTCTGGTATGCCAGGTCCTATGAAAGATGAACAAGGTAAACCTACTCGCAAAGCAGCTTCTTTAAAACGTTGGAAATGTTAACAAGGAAAATATTATGAAAAAGAAATCAGTAAACCCAGCAATGGCTATGATGGCAGCACGTGCAAGACGCATGCCAGCAGTTAAACCAGCACCTATGGCAGCTCCTATGGCAGCTCCTAGCGCAATGCCAACAGGCATGCCTCCAGCTATGCCAGGTATGAAAAAAGGCGGAGAAACTATGAAATCAGATAAAGCTCAAGATAAAGCAATGATTAAAAAAGCTATGAAACAACACGATATGCAAGAGCATAAAGGTGGTAAAGGTACTAAGTTATCATTATGCGGTGGTGGTAAAGCTATGAAAAAATATGCATCTGGTGGCAAAGCTTCTCAGTTATCTAAAGCTAACGGTATTGCTGTTCGTGGTAAAACTAAAGGAAAGATTTGCTAATCATGGCTACTCCACAAGAATTACTTGACGAGCAAAAACAAAAACAATTAGATGCTAAAGTAGACCAAGCAGCTAAAGATGTAAAAACTCGTGATACAAAAGAAAACTTAGATGCTGTAGAAGCACTTAAGTCTATTCCTAAAAAAATAGTTAATACTGTTAAAAAAGTTTTTAAGTCTGGTGGTAAAGTTTCTTCAGCGTCTAAGCGTGCTGATGGTTGTGCTACAAAAGGTAAAACTAAAGGGCGCATCATTTAATGCCTGTAGATTATTCTCAGTATGAACCTTACTGGGTAAAAGAATTTAGAAGATGTGAACACTGGATTGAAGCAGCATTAGAGTATTCACACGGAACACATAATATTCAGAACATATTTGAAGATGTTATGAATGGCAGAGTTGAATTCTGGCCTGGTAAAAAATGTGCTTTAATTAGCCAAGTAGTCCAGTATCCACAAAAGAAAATGATACATGTATTTTTAGCTGGTGGCGATATAGATGAAATTGAAGAAATAGAACCTCATATCGTTGAATGGGCTAAACAACAAGGATGCTCAGCTTTGTCTTTAACAGGAAGACCAGGTTGGACTAAAAGTTTTTTAAAAGACATTGGGTATCAAAATACTCAAGTTCAAATGATTAAGGAGTTTTAAATGGGTGCATCATCACAAGGCGGTCAAATGAATCCACAGGGCGCTCAAATAAGGCCTCAAGGACAACAACAAAGCCCTATGGGTGGACAAGGTAAAGGTCCAGGTTTACCTATGCCACAACAAAGTGGAAATCGTCCATTTCAATCTCAACCATATCAACCTGTTGGCGTAAATAATCCTCCTTTTAATCCAAACCCAGTGCAACCTACTCCAGGCAATATGCCAGTAGGTATGGGACAAGCTAAAGGCCCAGGTCAAGGTCAAATGACACCTCAAATGATGGATGCAATAAAAACTCAATATATGCAACAAATAAATAATCCACAAGCAATGCCTATGCAACCAGGTATGATGAATCCAATGATGCAAGGTCAACCTATGCAAGGTGGAAAAGGCCCAGTAAGATGAGTCAAGCAGCCCAATTAGGACAACAAGGATCTGACCATGGACAATATGGTCAAACGCCTATGGCTACTCCATATGGTATGGATGGTGTTGCTAACGCTAATCAACAACAAAATGAGAATACTCAAAATGTAGGTGATTATAGTCCAATGCTACCATCTAGTGGATTGATGCAAGGCGGTCCTAAACAATGGTATCCTGGCATGTATCCAAGCACATCACCACAGTTTGGTACTAATCCATATGCGCCACAAACAGCTAATGTACAAGGTCATCCTGGCCATAATCCAAGTACCTTTGCAGCAATAGAACCTAATATGACAAATAATGCTATGTCTAATCAAGGTCAGTTTGTACAAAGAATGGCTTCTGGTGGTTCATCTAATCAGCCAGCTACGTTTAGAAGTCCTCAAATGGCAAACCAAGGTGCGCCATTATTACCAGGTTACACATTTAATACTGCTGGTGGGTATTATACAAATGATAGAGGTCAAAAGTTTTTACCATCGTATGGTCAACCACAAAACAATGGAGCAAAAGGTGCAATGAGTGTGCTTGGTGGTATGGGTGGAAATCAAAATAGAAGTATAGGTAATGGTTGGTACATGACCCCTGTTGGTGGCAAAGGACCTTCTAGAAATGGAAGTCCATTTGGCAAAGGTGCCGAACAAGTAACTTTAGAGCCTTTAGCTCCAACTCAGCCAACTGCTCCTTCAGAAGCGCATATATACAAACCAGCATACGTACAACCAACAGTAGCATTTAATCCAAATTTAGATTCTGCTGGGTTGCCAATATATAACAATGGCGGATTAACAAAGGATTAGTATGAGAGCTTCTCGTGGAATGGGAGACATCAGAGCTTCTAAAATGCCTAAAAGTAAAAAGAAATCCCGTAGAGATAATACTGATTTTACTCAGTATGCTAAGGGTGGAAAAGTTGCGTCTCACGCAAAAAGCAAAACAAAATTTGCAAAGGTAGCTAAATAATGGCACAGACATCAGGCACCTCAGTATTTAACTTAAACATGAATGACCTCATTGAAGAGGCATTTGAGCGTTGTGGTATAGAGTTAAGATCTGGTTACGATTTTAGAACAGCAAGACGAAGCTTAAATCTACTCACGGTAGAATGGGCTAATCGTGGCATTAACCTATGGACGATTGAAGAAGGTCAGATACCAATGGTTACTGGTCAGATTACATATCCTATTCCTGTAGATACTATTGACTTATTAAGCACGGTAGTTAGAACTGGTGCAAATAGTAACCAAATAGATATTAACATTAGCCGTATTTCAGAAGATACATATTCTACAATACCTAATAAGAACGCTACTGGTCGTCCAATACAAGTATGGATTAATAGACAGTCTGGTAATAGTTCTACTTCTACATCATACTTATCAGCTTCTATTAGCTCATCAGATACTACAATTACAATGAGTAGTGTTGCTGGATTATCAGCTACTGGATACATTCAATTAGATAATGAAATCATTCTTTATCAAAATGTAGACAATGCTACTAACCAATTATTAAACTGTTTCCGTGGTCAAAATGGCACGACAGCAGCTGCACATATAGCCACGACAAACCCTTATAATTATGCTATAGTACCACTATTACCAAATATTAATGTATGGCCTACAC